TACTTGTGTAATGCTTTTTGATTTTACATGCTACTGTATATCCAGTCAAGTTGAATACTGTTCCATTATCGTTTTCAATAGTGAAGTCGATGATGAAATCAGAACCCTGATATATCAGTAAATTGGATACAGCACTAGCCATTCTCTACAACTATATTATTTAGCTTAACTTTATTTATCTTCTTTTTGAATCAGGTTCTTTACAAGTTCTTTAAGTTCTGCCACTTCGTCCTTTAAAGTCTCCATTTCTGCTGCTTTTCGCTTTGCATCTGCACGTGCTTTCCTATATGCTTCATATGCAGTTACATCGGTGTTTAAAATCGCATTAGAATTTGGATCCCTACCGAGTTGGTTATGTCCTTCGACAGGGATCAGTTCAATTACATCATCTTCCATTATGCTAACGCTATCGCTCTAAAGTCTTTTACTCTAGGTATGTATGGCTGTCTCCAACTGAGTAGACTGATCTTGATTTGGAATGCATCAAAGTCATCTGTGTCCTCTACACTAAACTCATAGTCGGTAAATGTGGTTAGATCATTCTGTGGAACTAATTCACCACTATCTGCTTTACCATCTGTATTGAAGAACTGGAATGGTAAGTCATCAAGGTTACCTGCATAACCTACTGGAACTAACTTGTACATCACCACAACCTTAGACTGATTGAATGTATTAGCAGAAAGCATAACCTTAATACCACTAGCACTCTTCTCTAGTCTTGCCACCTTAGTAATATAGTTAGCAGCACACTCTCCACCTATACCTGCAGTTGGTACTATATTATTGTACTGGTTAGCAGTTGTAATAATAGCACATTGAGTTAGGTCAATAACAGGAGATAAATGACTTGTCTCAGAGTTGAGAAGGATTTCCATAGTGAATGACTTAGCACTACTCATTCTGTTGATCTCATTCAACTGGTTAGCAATGATCTTAGTGTCTGGGAAGTAGTTCTCCTCAGCAATAGTGATATCTTGCCATATAGTATCCTTAACAAATGAAGTCTCTGCACTTTCGCCAGCTGGGAAAGGACCACATGAGGTTCCACTAGTACCCTTGACTCTAGCAGTTATGCTTGTCATAGGTTCTACCTGACTGCGAATCTGTGGTGTAAGAACATCCCATGGAACGTTCTG